GGCACCATGGCCAACGTCTTCGCCTTGGCGAACACCGACGCTGGCCAGCTAAAGGCCATCACGGCGGCGGCCAGCATTTCGAATTACGCCTTCAAGGTCGAACTGAACGACAAGGCCGGCGCGCAGGTGAACAACAGCTTGCGGGAATTCTATGGGCTTGTGATGTCGGCCCAAGAAGCGGGGGGTGGGCCGAATACCGTGCAAACCTTGAACGTCACCATCGAAATCAATTCCAATATCGTCGCTATCGCGGCGGTATAACCGGAGGGCACCACCATGCCGCTTTACCCCGTCGCAGGGTGCAAGTTCTTCATCAGCACCAACCCGTTTACCGAGCTTGCAGTCGATGCCGTCGTGGGTGATTACTCGGCGGTGGTCTGGCTGGAAATGAAGTCGTGGACCCAGATGGGTTCATACGGTGACACAGCCCAGTTGATTACCACCGACCTGATCGGCGAGGGCCGCACGAAGAAGCAGAAGGGCACCAAGAACGCCGGGACGATGGCGAATGTCTTCGCCCTAGCGAATACTGACACGGGCCAACTGAAGGCTATCACAGCGGCGGCGAGTATTTCAAACTATGCCTTCAAGGTTGAGTTGAATGACAAGATTACTGGTCCGGGCGTCAACAGTACGCGCCTGATGTACGGGCTGGTCATGCAGGCACAGGAAGCCGGCGGCGGGCCGAATACCGTGCAGACCTTGAACATGACCGTGGAAATCAACTCAAACATTGTCGCCACTGCTGCGACATAACGGAGGTCCGCTATGCCGCTCTATCCGGTTGCCGGTTGCAAGTTCTGGATAAGCAACCTGCCCTTCACCGAGCTTGCTGTTGACGCCGTGGCCGCCGACTATTCCGGCGTCGCGTGGGTGGAGGTCAAGAAATGGACGCAGATGGGCAGCTACGGCGACAGTGCCCAACTGATCAACACCGACCTGATCGGTGAAGGCCGCACCAAGAAGCAGAAGGGCACCGACAATGCCGGCAGCATGGCGAACGTGTTCGCCACCGATGTGCTTGACCCCGGCCAGATCAGGGTGCTTACGGCGTCTCAGGACGTTAAGAACTACGCCTTCAAGGTCGAACTGAACGACAAGGGTCCGGGCGTCGGCGCGCTCAACAGCACGCGCCTGATGTACGGGCTGGTCATGCAGGCCCAGCAAGCCGGCGGCGGGCCGAATACCGTGCAGACGCTCAACGCCACGATGGAAATCAATTCCAACATCACGAACACGGCAGCGACGCCGGGCACGTTCCTGATGATGGCGGATGGCGAGCAGCGGGCCTACAACGAAGGCGACGAGATACCGGAAGGGGCGACGCTGGTGGAAGCACCGCCCCCGGAGGAACCGACGCCCGAGCCCGTTCCCGAGCCCGCCCCTGAGCCGCCACCGCCTGCCGAATGACACGCAAACGCAAACCGGGAGTGACTGACTTGAACGATGCGACGAAGAACACCGAAAGCGCCATGGAACTGCTTGACCTGTCACGGTTCGATGCCATGCAGGCCGCGCAGGAAGCCGGGCTGGATGTCGATGTGAAAGACCCCACGGGGAAGAAGATCGGCTTCACGATCAAGGTGGCGGGGCCTGACAGCGCCCGCCAGCGCAAGGCCATCGAAAAGCTGGCCGCCGAGCGGATGGCCAGCGACGACCCGACGCCGCTCACGGCACAGGAACTGTACGACAGGCAGACGAAGGGCTTGGCGTCATCCACCATTTCATGGTCGCCGTTCAAGGTGGACGGCGTGCTGCTGGAATGCACCGAAGAGAATGCCTATGCGATCTATAATCGCTTCCCGTTCATCCGCGATCAGGTGGCCGAAAGGGCAGGACGGCGGTCGGCTTTTTTCACATCGTCGAACACAAGTGCCGACTAGCGATCAGGGAGTGGGTCAAGGGTCGCAAACCTGTCTTCCCGGAAGTGGCCGAATACCTGTTCGGCTTTTTCCGGGAATTATGCTGGACGCGGCGACCCGGTTACAGCGCGCCGCTCAGTCTGGAATACCGGGAAATTGAAGCGTGGTGCAGGCTGACACGCAGGACGCTCGCACAGTGGGAATTGCGGGTGCTGCTGGAAATGGACATGACCTATCTGGAAGCACTCCGTGAGAAGGAAGAAGCGGAGAGGGTGCCCGAGAGCCCCATCCCCGGCGAAACCCTGTCGCCACGGCCCCTGACGCCCGAGCTTTTCGATAGCATCTTCAACAACGACAACCTGCCCCGGCACAAGCGGGGTGACGCCTGATGTCCGCTGAGCTTGGCATCACCGTCACCACGACCGGCCTCCATGAAGCCGTCCCGGATTTGGCCAATCTGGCGGGCCAAGCCGGGAAGACCGAAGCTGCCGTCACCAGTCTCGGGCAGGCCACAGCCCAGCAGTCCGGGCAGGCTGGCGCGGCGATCACCAAGTTCACGCAGGCGGCCAATACCCAGTTCCAGCAGTCGGGCGCGCAGGCCGACACCTACGCGGCGCGCATTGAGAAGGCCCTGAACATCCACGGTGGCGGCGGCCTCGCCCAGTTCGGTTCGATGGTCAGCGCGCAGCTTCAGAAAGCTGCCACTGAGGCTGAGCAGTTTCAGGCGCGCATCAACCGGGCGCTGAACGTCAAGACCGAGTTCAACACCGAAAGCCGTGGGGCCGACATTGCCGCCTATGGCGCGGAACTGGATCGTCTGCGGAACCGCTACGTCCCCCTCGCAGCGGCAGAAACGCAGCACCTGAACAGCCTTTCCCTAATCCGCAACGCGCATATGCAGGGGGCAATCAGCGCGGATGAGATGACGGACGCCATCAACCGGGAAACCATGGCGTTCATGCGGCTGGAAGCGGAGCAGCTAAAGGTAGCGGAGCAGGCCAAGCAGGCGGTGGCGCAGCGCGGCTTACCTGCACAGCCGGGTCAGTCTGGCACGAACAATCAGGCGGGCACGAACCGCATGATGCAGACCAACCTGATGTACCAGCTTCAGGACATTGCGGTCACGTCCGCGATGGGCATGAACCCGGCCATGATCGCCTTGCAGCAAGGCACGCAGCTTGCCGCAGGTATGCAGATGATGGGCGGGGCCAAAGAGGGCGTCATGGGCCTCGTTGGCGCGCTCAAGAGCATGTTTTCGTGGTCAAGCATCCTGCCCATCGCGATCATCGGCATCGGCGCGGCGTTCTACCAGTGGGTGACTTCGTCCAAGAAGGGTGTCGAAACCCTTGACGAGGCGATGAAGAAGCACAGCGAGAGCATCCGCATCCTTGACCAGCTTTATGGCGAGGCGGCGGCCTCGGCCAAGCTGCTCTTCACGACTGGCGGTCAGGCTTATGCCGAAGCGCTGGCAGCGGTCGATGTGGAGCAGTTGCAGAAGCAGCTAAAAGAGGTTGGCGAGACGGTAACCTCAAAGGCGCGTGGCGACGAGCCCACCGTTGCAAATCTCGGGTTGTTCCGGGGTGAGGGCATTGAAGGGGTCACCGAAGCACGCGGGCAATCGGGGTTTGCGGCGTTCCAGCCCGCCTTGGACAAATACCTTGAGCAGGTGCGGCAGGGCTCAAGCGACACATCGAAGCTGTTTGAGGAAATCGACAGGCTCGTCAACATCGACCCTGCCGGGCTGATGACGGCAGGCGAAAGCCTGAAGCTCGTCGTTGAAGGTGCCACCGACCTTAAGCGCGAGTTCGCTGGCTTCGAAGACCCGATTAACCGGCTGAATTTGGCACTCAAGGAAGGCACGCTCACCCCGGAACTGTTCAGGGAAATCGCCGACGAAACCGCGCGCATCGGGGTAGACACTGACCGGGTTAAAAACGCCAATGATCTGCTGAAGACCTTCGGCGATATTGCGAAGGTCAGCGATGCGTTGCTGGAGGGGATCATCAAGCGCGACGCAATTGCGCGTGCGGCGACCTTGCAGGAATTGCAGCAGGCGAGCCAAAGGGCAAGAACCGACGATGAGCGGCTTGAGACTGTTCGGGCGCTTACCGAAGAGCAGCAAAGGTATGCTTCCGAGATAGCGCGAACCGCCGCGATAGCGCGGGCGCTGGATGCGGAACAGGAACGCATCGACAATCAGCATCTGGAATATCAGCGGAGCTTGGCAGACGGGCATCGAACCACGATGCGACAGGCAGAGGAGGAAATTGCGCTGCTGGGGCTGCGCGGTTCCGCTCAAGATGTGACGCGGCGAATGCTTCAGGAAATTGCCGCGATTGAGGAACAGGCGCGCAAGGCAGGCATCGATGCGTCCGATGCACGGTATCAAGAATATCAGGTCATGATCGATGCAGCCAAAGAGTTCTACAAATGGCTGCTGGGCATCAAGGAAGAGGAAGAGGCCATCTTGCGGGGGCGCAGCGCCGCCCAGACCGACGCCCAGATCAAGGCCATGTTCGCCACCACCGACGCCGAGCGCATCGCGTCGGCGCGCGAAGGCGCGATGGCCGGGAAGCCCGCAGGCCCCGACACCACCTTCGAAGGCAA